CACTACCTTTAAAAACACCTATCAAAACTCTGCTGGTACTGTTTTAAATACCAATCCTGTTGTCTTAGATGCCAATGGTCAATGTATCGCTTACGGTACTGGCTCGTATCGTCAGCAAGTTTATGATGTTTACGGTAACTTGGTTTGGGACGTTCAAGTTGATTCTCCCCTGACCTCGGGCAATCAAACCTACGACATTGAAGAACAAACCTTTACGGCTACATCGGGTCAAACGGTCTTTACGCTGACAACAATGTCGTATGTGCCAGGGACTAATAACTTGGTTGTGTTTGTAGACGGTTTAAAGCAGATCGTAGGCGTTAATTACACTGAGACCTCAGCTACTGTCGTTACCTTTACTACTGGCCTCCATGTGGGCGCTGTGGTGGACTTTACGACTGCTGTTTTGCAAACCAATGCCAACATTGTGCCTGCCACTGATGTTACCTACAACGAAGGCGGCACAGGCGCAGTAACCACTACGGTTCAAACTAAGTTGCAACAATATGTTAGTGTTAAAGACTTTGGTGCTACTGGTAACGGTACAACCAACGACACCACAGCTATTCAAGCTGCAATTAACTCATTGACAAACGGTGGAACCGTATTTTTACCAAAAGGCACATATTTACTAGATTCTTTGGTGTTTCCTACTGACCCATCATCCGGCCCTAAAGTTGCAATTAACTTTATTGGCGACGGGATGGACGATACTATTTTGTTAATGAATAGCCCAACAAGCCCTGTTATCACAAGCTCTAGAGCATTAGCAAATTATCGTTCTACTGGAAACCAATTTAAAAACTTTAGCGTTAAAGCAAACGCATCTGGTTCTTACTCAAACTTAAATCATATTGCAATTGATGCAATTGGTTTTGATGAAGTTCTTTTCGACCACATTGGTTTTTTCTCTAACGGTTCTGGTTCATGCGGAATGTTGTTTAGAACAGCATCAACACCGCAATTGACTTATTCGCAAGTATTTCAAAACATTATTATTCAACAACAAACTGGCCCACAATATGTTTTGCAAACTCAAAATGGCGGAAGTTTTTTGAATGATACAAACATTATAGCTATTCGTGATTGCTGGATTTATGCAAACAGCAACATGAATGCTTGCTTTGATATGTCTGCTTGTACTGTTTACACTATTCAAGATTGTGAACTTGAATCAACCGCTAATTATGGTGTAATTCTTGGTAATCAAGGAACATTGCAAGGTAATTGGATTGAAGGAATGAATACTGCGCCAATTCTTTTTCAGAATACAGGCGCTGTAACTTCTGCCAGCAATACTTTAATCGGCAATTATTTTAGTGGCTTTAGTGGAACATTTACTATTCCATCTAGTTGTCCTTCTAATGTATTTATAAATAATGCAGGAGGAACATATACAGTTAATGCTGCTACTGGCTCGACTGTGACATTTATTGGAAGTGCTGGCGTTCCATCTGCGCCTACGGTTACTAAAACTGCTGGTGGCTCTGGAACTTTGACATTGGTTCAAGTGACCAACAACTCATTGATTGAGTATGGTTTTGGTTTGCTTTATACATTTACGCCAAGTGCTTCTGGAAATTTTGCGTTTACTGTAACGCCTCCTACTGGCTACACGATTACGAAATTGACAGCATCGGCCTATGATGCTGCTAATGCTGTCCCATACCTTTGCGCTGTTAGCTATCCAGATACAAGTTTTATAATTCAAACACCAAATACAAATTTAACAAGTTTGTATATTCAAGTTAGCTTGGCTTAATAAATGGCTAATACAAAAATATCAGCATTAAGCTCGGCATCTACCCCGCTATCGGGTAGTGAAATTGTGCCGATTAATCAGTCTGGTGTTACTGATAGCGTATCTGTTGCCAATTTAACCGCTGGTCGTGCTGTTAGCGCCGCATCTTTATCGTTGACAACTTCTCCTCTGCCAGTAGGTAGCGGCGGAAGCGGTACGGCAACGGCGTTCACAACTGGTTCAATTGTTTTTGCTGGTGGGTCAGGTGTTTATTCTCAAAATAATTCCCAGTTGTTTTGGGATAACACAAATTATCGTATTGGTGTAGGAACAACAAGCCCAATCGGAAATTTTGACGCAGTAACTTCTTCAGCATCATCAATTTATTTAAGAACTTCTACCGCTACTGCTGGAACTGGAACTCTTTATTTCAACATAGCAAATGACTTTAGCGGCATAAGTCAATCTTATGTTAGAGGGATTGGGCCAGGCGGTAGTGGTGTAAGCCAGTTAGCTTTTGGTGTTTCTCTTAACGCTGGCGATACTACGGCAACTGAAGTTTTCCGAATGGATAACAGCGGTAATTTGTTGCCTAAAATTGCAGGTAAAGGCATCAACTTCACAGCCAACACTCCCGCATCGGGGATGACAAGCCAGAATTTGACTTGGTATGAACAAGGTACTTGGACGCCAACCGTTACGCCTCAATCTGGTTCACTCACAGCATACACATCAAACGGTTATTACACTCGGGTAGGTAATTTGGTAACAGTTCAATGTTCGTTCACTCTTACAACTCCAGGAACTGCGGCTGGCGTAGCGACTATTGGCGGTATGCCATTTAACGCAGGTGGTTATACTGGTTCGGCTGGTACAGGAAGTGTTATTGAATACTGGAATACTGGTATTTGGTACAACATTACAAAAACACCAAGTTCTGCAAATGCAGTTATAAGCACATCAGTAAACGGCGCAATAGGTTGGGGTAGCGGAAATCGTTACTCATTCACTTTAACATATATGGTTTAATCATGACACTCACTAAAGTTTCATTTTCGATGATTAACGGCGCGTTTGTAAACGCACAAGACTACGGCGCTGTTGGCAATGGAATAGCTGACGATACTTCTGCAATTTTGGCGGCAGTAGCACAAGCAAAATCACAAGGCGGTATTCCTGTTTATATACCAAATGGTACATATATAGTTAATTCCAACATCGAATTGGGCATGGCTTCTTATAACAATACTCAAGGAGCTGTGAGTATTATTGGTGAAAGTGTCATTGGTACTATTATTAAACCTAGTGTTACTGGAACAACAGCATTGTTTTCTTTAACAGGCGGCAACACAAATTATCGTGCATTTGCTCGTATTGAAAATTTAACAATTGATTCTGGCACATTTAAAAATGGTCAAGGTTGTGCCATAAAAATTGATTGCACGATTGGCAACAGCATAAAAAATGTCATTATTCGCAACATGAAATATGGCGTATGGTTATACGCAGGTACAAGTTTTGGTGGTGCGGGTTGGGTTGAATACAATGAATTTGAACACGTTATAACTGACTACAATGATTTTTGTTGGGTTCTTGAGCAAAACCCATCTAATACAAATCCAATTCCAAGTCACGGCTATAACAAATGGAATCATTGTTTAGGAAATGTTTATGCTGTAAATTCTACTGGCTCAAATAAACAGGTATTCTTTTACATTGCAAATTCAGGCGTTAATTTTTACAACTCTGATTTTGACTTTTATGTAAACACCCAAGATGGTGGAACATTGATTTATACCAGCGGCAATGGAGGAGCGCCTATTGGAGCGGGACGTGAAGGTCTAACACCTTCTAACACAGGAAATATCCATGTTGAATCAAGTGGCGGCTGCAACTTGTATGGAACAACCAATTTCTGGTGGTCTGGCTTGTTCTCCTATGTTTCCAGCAACTTGTACGACAACGCAGGTATCAGCACAACATACCCAGGTCAAAGTGTATTTTTGTGCGACAACTACGTTTATTCTGGTTATGACTTAAACGTATCTGGTTCTATTGATAGATTTCAAGATGCCGCACTTGGTTCAGCGTATCCACTTGGCAGAGTTGGTAAAGATGCACCATATATTTCTGTTGAAAATAGTGGTCAAAGAAAGGGTATGGTTGTATATGCCGATGGTTCAGACTCTGGCGCTGTATTTGGCCTTGGTTTGTTATCTACTGGTAATAAATTACAACAAATTGTTTTGGCTTGGTGGCAAAACATCAATGGTAAATTGTTAGGTAATAAATATGGTTACAGATTGTTTTCTGACCAAGTTGCATTAACAACTACACCAACAGTATCATCGTCTTTTCCTGTAACTTATGGTTCATTTATTGTTACAGTTTCTGGAACAACATCTGGATTGCCTTCTTATGTTTTTTCAATATCAAAAGCATCTGCAACGGCTACACCATCAATAGCAACTCTTTCTGGCGCACCAAATCCATCAACTAGCGAAACAATTGCGCTAACTTGGACTTCTGGAAATTATCCTTTGTTTGCAGTATCAGGTTCTGGAAGCAATGGTACTTACAACATTTCAATGAACGGAACATTGTAATATGTCAAATAATTATACTTGGGTAATAGATTCTTTAGATTGCACACCATCTTTAAATGGTCAAACTAATGTTGTATCTAATGTTTATTGGCGTGTTATTGGAACAGATGGAACACATACTTCTGCAATTTATGGAATTCAGCCATTAACATATAAAGAAGGTAGCCCATTTACTGCTTATTCCGCACTTACAAAAGATACCGTAATTGGTTGGGTGCAGACTGCTATGGGTGTGGATCGTATTGCGTTAATTCAAACGACATTGAATAACATGATAAACAGTTTGGCTAGTTCAACTGTTGTTCAAACACCTTTGCCTTGGAATAATTAAAAAATAATCTTTAAAGGTTAATAATGATTACTTACAAATGGTCAATCCCTAAGATGACGGTTAATCCATCTGTTGATGGTAAGACCGATGTGGTGATCTATGCCGATTGGATGTGTGTCGGTACGGATGACGTTAACAACCTGATTGCTGCGGCTGCTGGAACGGCTAAGTTGGGTGAGCCAGCCAATCCATTTACAGCTTACAACAATTTGCAAGAAGCTCAAGTCTTAGCTTGGTGCTTCGAGCCTGTAACGTATAGCATTACAGATGAAGATACCAACGTAACGACTACAATTACGACTAATCTGCAACCAGATACAGAAGCCCAAGTAGCAGGTCAATTAGCTCGCCAACTGGCTGCTATTTCTGCTAATCCTCCTTTACCGTGGGTCAAAAATGGAAACGCCAATCAGCCATGAGCAAATCTATCAACGCTTGCTAGAAGTTGAGGCTAAGGTCGATTCCATTGACCGCAACACTAAAGAGCTAATTGATACTTTTCAGGCGTTTAAAGGCGCTATGAGGGTAATTGACATGATGGCGTCACTTGCCAAGCCAATGATGTATATCACTGGTTTTCTTGGCGTTATTGGCGTTGTATGGACTAACTGGAAAAAATAATGATTGACCCAATCACAGCTCTAGCAGCGATACAGTCAGCCGTTAAGCTCGTCAAAAAGATGAGTTCAACGGTAGACGATGTTGCCTCGCTTGGCCCTGTGTTGGGCAAATACTTTGATGCTAAGAGCAACGCTGTTCAAGCAGTTAAGGAAGCTAAAGATTCTGGTCAGGCTTCCAACATGGGAACTGCTATCCAGATTGAAATGGCTTTAGAGCAAACACGGCAATTTGAGGGTGAGCTTCAAATGCTGTTTATGCAAGCTGGCAAGATTGACGTTTGGAATAAAATCAAAGAGCGCACAGCGCAAATGGACAAGGCTGACAAGTTTGCCGAGCAAGCAGCCAAAGACCGAGCAGCCGCCAAGAAGAAAGAGCAAGAAGAATTCTTTATTGCTGGTCTGATTGTGGTGCTGGTTGTTGTCTTTGGTTACGTTGGCTATCTGTTTGTGCAGGAATCAATTGACTATGCTAAAAAGAATAGCCATTCTGTTCGCAAGCACTCTTAGTTTGTTTGGTTGCGATGACCGAACAAGATACCAGTGTCAAATCCCAAGCCAATTTACGGCTGCGAAATGCCAAAGGCCAGTTTGTGAGTTCGCACAAAATTGCCCCGAGTATTTGGTCGCTCCTATTCTCCAGAAAAACCTACCAAATGCGCCTGACACCAGAGGAAATTAAAATCCGAATGTGGGCCTTTGTGGTCTTTTCGGTGGTCTTTGTGTTTGTGTGCATCACATTCATGATGCTCTATTCCCTGACCTTTGTTGAGCAGCCAATGAAGGCAATGGCTCCTATTGACCAGGCTTATACAAAGATGCTTAATGACATAGTGCTATTGATTGTTGGCGCTATTGGTGGCATTGCTTCTGAAAAGGGTTTGGGCATGGTTAGCACAGTTATTGCTAAGAATCATGAGGAGCAGCCAAAATGATGATACCTTGGAAGCTAATTGCTATATTGGTAAGCTGGTTGGTTATTGCTGTGGCTGTTTATGAGCATGAGCAATCAGAATTTGACAAAGAACGTGCAATAGCACAGGCTGCACTAGAGGCGGCTAACCAGAAAGCAAAGGAAATATCTAATGACCGAGATCAACGAATTGCCTCGATTTCTAGCGATTTGGCCTCTACGCAAGCCAAGGCTGACCAAGCTGCTAAAACGCTTCGGAATAATCTTGCCTCTGGTGCTGTGCGGCTGTCAATCCCAGTTGCCAGTTGTAGCTCAATGCCCAACGATTCCTCCTCTGCCAGCGGGAATACAGAAGCAAGAGCCGACCTTGACGCAGGAGTTAGTGAAGCTCTTGTCTCCATCACAGAAAGAGGCGACCAAGCAATCAACCAATTGAACGCTTGTATCTCAGCATATAACTCACTATTGGAAATTAAATGAACATCGAACAACTACGCCAGCTTGACATTCCTGAAGAATGGTTTGAACCCTTCCAAGAAACTTTTGCTCGATTTGAGATCAATACAGCTTTGCGTAAAGCTGCTTTTATTGGTCAATGTGGGCATGAATCAGGTGGCTTTCGTGTTTTAGAAGAAAACCTCAACTACAAACCTGAAGCTCTAATGCGTGAATGGCCTAGCCGTTTTGATGCTGAGAATGTTGATGAATACGCTCACGAACCTGAAAAGATTGCAAACAAGGTCTATGCTGGTCGCATGGGCAACGGCAATGAAGAATCAGGCGAGGGCTGGAAGTATCATGGTCGTGGCCTTATCCAATTGACAGGCAAGGACAATTACACTTTGTGTGGTGATTCGTTGCAGACTGATTTATTGCATCATCCTGAATTGCTTGTTGGTCAGCAATACGCCGCTTTGTCTGCTGGCTGGTTTTGGCGCAAACACGGCTTAAACGAGCTTGCAGATACAAAACAATACGAAACCATGACTAAGCGCATTAACGGCGGTCTATTGGGCCTAGATGACCGTTTAAAGCGCATTAACCATGCTTTAGAAGTGTTGAGCGAATAATCTCTCAATCGTCACGTTAAGGGCATCCAATTCATTCATTTTGCGGATTGCCCAAGCTCTCTTTTGGCCATGCCACCCCATCATTGACCCTCGATGGCAGTCTGGGCATAGCGCTATGCAGGTAAATTGAAGCCCTTGCTTTATGTGGTGGGCTTCACTTGGCCCAGGTTGGTCACACACGCTGCACGACAATTCCTTTACTCTTGCTAAATAGGCTCGTTCCAGCTTGTTGAGTTTGTTGTTCATCTGACTTCTTTAATTTAGCTGATACGTCCTCTACGCCTTCAATGGTGTAGATGCGGCTTGCA